GTCGTTTTGCGATGGGTTTTTCCCCAAGCGGTCATCTCGCTTTGACCGTGGGTTCTCCTCTGAGTTCTGGTCTAGTCGTTCTTCTTATAAGAACTTCCAGGCCCGAACGAGGAGGGGTGGTCCCCTTCCCAAGGGGGTTGGCGGTTTCAGCCTCCGTTATAAGGATGTGCCGGCCGCTGGGAAAGTGAGAGCCATGGGTATACCAACTTACCGTTGGGATACCCTTGGGCCCCTCCACGAGACCATCTACTCGTGGTTGGGAAAGCAAGATTGGATGCTCGTCGGCCCGCCGACGTCATCCCGGATCTCCTCGACCTGCCGGTTTGATTGGCAGACCTCGATTGATCTGGTGGGGGCTACTGACAATCTCAGATTGGATGTAGCCGACACAGTCTTGAGCGCGCTCCTGGCGCGTTGTGGAACGGTTCCAGGCCTTGTGCAGCTGGATGCTGTGGAGTCCCTCCATCCCCGTGTTTCCTCCCAGGAGGTCACTCACGGTCAGATGATGGGCACTTACCTCTCTTTTCCTCTACTTTGTCTTCAGTCATACATTGCCGCTCGTTGGGCAACGCGTGACGTGGACGCACGTATTTTGATCAATGGTGACGATTGCCTTATCAGCTGTCCTCGCCCTGTTCTCAACAGTGATTACCCAGAGTGGGCAATCATTAATGAGACCAAGACCGGTCGCTTTAAAGGCGTGGCCGAGATCAACTCTACGTGTTTCCTTAGGGAGACTCGCGGAAGGTGGAGAGAGGTGAAGCACCTTAGAAGGGGAGGTGGTACGCGTGACCTCCAGGGTCACGTGCACCAGGCCGCTGTGTGTCGTGCTGCCGGTACGGTGTGGGAGAGGGCTTTTTCGCTTGCGAAAGCGAAATCGCGCTGGGTGTTGCGTCCGAGCCAGCTCGGGTTCGATCTCCGGGTCTTGGAAACGTTCAAATACGAGCGCCGTCTCAAACGGCGCGGGTATGTGGACTTACCTCGATCCACTGGGCTCGATGATGGTCGTTACGTCCTATCAAAAGACGCAACTTCCTTGGAGAAGTTAGAGGTCTCTCTGGACCTGTGGATAAACGGTCGCTCGTTTCAAACCGAGCGACAACCTTTGTCTTTCCGTGCTTTCCAGCGCTTACGGATAAAGCCGTC